CTGTTGTTGGGATTGCAATAGAATAAAATCTAATATATATTCATATGAAGAATTTCTATTGCTTTCTCCAATACTAAAACAAATAAATAAAAAAAGAAAAGATGAAAATAAAATTTAAAAAATTACATCCAGAGGCTGTCATTCCATCTTACCAAAAAGACGGAGACGCTGGACTTGACTTAACAGCAGTAGACTTCGAGATAGATAAAAATGGTAACGCTTCTTATAATACCTATCTTGCTATGGAAATACCAGAAGGTTACGTTGGATTAATCTTCCCAAGATCTTCAATCTGCAAGACTGACCTTGCCTTAGCTAACGCAGTAGGAGTTATTGATTCTAACTACAGAGGTCCAGTAACATTTAAGTTTAAACCAACTGCTGCATTTAAAAAGGCAGAAGGCAACTACGATACTGTTGCTTACAAGAAAGGAGATAGAGTAGGGCAATTAATTGTTATGCCTATACCACACATTGAGCCAATAGAAGTTAAAGAATTATCTGAAACGATTAGAGGCGCAGAGGGTTTCGGTAGCTCAGGAAATTAATTTGATATTTCATACAACAACTACTACCTTTGTAATAACACAAACACTTATTTATTAGGGAGGCTTTTGTGGTCTCCCTTTTAAATTACAAACACCAACCAAAAATGTATAGAGAATTTGTAACCCACAGTTTAACCAACAGGAACAACATCGTTCCAATAACCGAGATTAAGAATGAGCCAAGAGACTTTGAAGCCTATGCGAGTTTATTTCAGTATTCGTCAGATATCTTTGACTACATTTCAGTTCAATCTGGTGTGTCAGGATTCAATGGGAAATTGTATGCCAATAGCATATCGTTGGACATCGACAATGCCACCAATAAGTCTGAGGCAAGGAATAGCTTAATCAAATTAATTCGCCATATCAATAGAGAGTATGGTATCCATCCTGATGATTTAAAGATTTACTTCTCTGGTTCTAAAGGTTACCACCTAGAGATACCAGAAGTTTCTTTAGGAGAGATAAAAGGTTCAGACAATTTACATAACTACTGCAAGGACTTTGCAAGTAAACTAAAACAAGATAGCGGAGTAGAAGACATAGATACTAAGATCTATGACGCTACTCGTATATTCCGTTTACCTAATTCGCTTAACTCTAAGTCTAATCTATATAAGATTCCTGTTTCTTACCAAGAGATTATGGAACTTAGCGATGAGCAGATTAGAGACCTAGCTAAGGAACCAAGAAGCAATTGGAAGCCACCTACTGGTTATAATCCAAAGTATAACAACAAGCTTGCCGACTTATGGAATAGTATTACATCTAGAGAGATTGTAGTTTCTTTAGGCGTAGAAAACTTAGAAGGATTCTTTGCTCCTGCAATGGAAGGCAATAGAAATACCCAATACTATAAGCAAGCAGTAATGCTATTGGAGAAAGGTTTATATCCAGAGGCTGTATATCAAATCATTCAGAATGCAAATGTTGCATCTGGTAATCCAATAGATGAGAGAGAGATTAAAACTATGATGCGTTCTGCTAGCGATACTATTGCTAAAAAGAAAGTAACCAGAAAGGCATCGTTCAGACCATTGGCTGATTACATTGAGGATTGGGAAAGAGAACAAGTAGATGAGACAAGTCCAGTATGGACAGGCTTTAGTAATATGGATAACGACTTGAAAGGAAAGCTACGTGGCAAGCTTGTCGTAGTTGCAGGTTACGCAGGTTCCAAGAAATCTTTATTCTGTCAGCAGGTTCTATTAAAGAACATTAAAGAAGGTAAACAAGTAGGATTGTATAGTTCAATGGAGATGAGTCCATCTTCAGTTGTAGATAGAACCATTAACCAATCATTCAATGGATCTTATAAAGGTTCAGTAAGTGAAGCAGTAAGAGAAGCTTATAAGTTAGAGAAGCAAGGTGCTAGAGACTTTATCCAAAAGCATATCGTTGAAATGTATGGCAGTCGTCTTATGGTTTCTTCTGATGGTTCAATGAACTCTGACCATTATCGTCAAGCGTTATTAGACACGAGAGAGAGATTAGGCCGTGTAGATATATTGGTTGTTGATGGATTGTCTATGATGGAAGGCAGCGAGAGCGAGTTAGCATCAGCTAATAAACACACTAAGGAGCTAAAAGAATTAGCTATTGAATTTAATATTGCTGTGTTTCTAATTGTTCACGCATCGAGAGGTGAGGCGTTAGATACAAGAGACTTGCGTAATAAGATTAGAGGAAGCGAGAAGGTTATTGATAATAGCGATGCAGCTATTTATCTTTCTCAGATTGTTGATGCTGACAAATCATTTGATAATCTTACCGAGTATAGAAAAGACATAGGCTATATCAGATGCTACAACAAGAGAGGATCTGGCAACTATACAAATGTTGTCTATGACTTTGATGAGAATACTTTGTTGATGTCTGAATCATACGTAGATCCAAGAACAGTAGAGGTTAAGACCAAAAGTTCAGGCGGCAATGATGGTTGGATTTAGTCACGTATATTTTTAGAATTGTGACATAACTTGTACGATAACGGAACAGATGTGGGGTTTTTGCACCCTTAAAAGGAATAAATGTGGGATTTTTGCATCCTTAAAAGGCAATTATAATAATAACGCAGTAAAAAACCAACATATGGAAAAACAAACAGTAGTAGAATGGTTAATTGAAGAGCTTGAAGAAAAAGGAGAATTAAGAGAAACCTTTGGGATTATTCATTTAATTATTGACACTTCAGATTATCTTGACTTGAAAATAAAAGCAAAAGAAATGGAGAAGGAACAAATAGTAAATTCTTGGGATTTAAGCCGTAGAGATATTGATTATCCTGCAAATGGAGAACAATACTATAACGAAACTTATAAAAACAAATAAACTATGAAACAACAAACAGCAGTAGAATGGCTCTTTGAGCAATTATGGGATACACCAAAGGATAAGCTAACTTGGCATACCATATTAAAGAAGGCTAAAGAAATAGAGAAAGATAAAATGGAAGAAGCAGTTAGTACTGGCATAAGCAAAGCAGATATGACAAATAATAGAGGTTATTTTGATTTTGACAAATATTACAAAGAAACTTACGAAAATAAATAACTATGTGGACACAGACAACAACTAACGACCAAATAAAAGAGGACTCTATTGTAGAGGCCATTAGAACCCAATTAAAGGACAGATCAGATGTAGGTATACGAAAGTATAACACAACCCTAGATCGTACAGATTTGAGCCTGTTAGATTGGTTAGAAGAATTTAAACAAGAGTTAATGGACGCTACACTATATTTAGAGCGTCTAAAGAGAGAGATAAAAGAAAAAGGTTTATATGAACGCATACATATACAAGATAACCAACCCAAACGGTAAGGTATATATAGGTTCTACTGTTGATTTAAAAGACAGATACTATAGATATAAAACAAATAGGGTTAAGGCTCAATTAAAAATTAGCAGATCCATAGAAAAGTATGGATGGGATAGTCATTTGTTTGAAGTTATATTTATTTGTTCTAAAGAAGATAAATTATTTTATGAAAATAAATATGCTACTTTATATGATGTTCTAGGAGAAAACGGTTTAAATTTATCTATACCGAAATCTGAAGACATTATGTATTCTTTGTCTAAAGAGACTAGAAATAAAATAGGAGAATCACATAAGGGTAAGAAGATATCTGATGAAAACAAAATAAAAACCAGTATTTTTTTAAAAGAATGGCATAGTCAAAATGAGCACCCAATGAAAGGTAAAACTCCTTGGAATAAAGGGAAATCGTTTTTAGTTGGAGAAGAAAATCCAATGTATGGCGTCAAAAGATCTAAAGAGTGGAAAGAAAATCAATCTTCTCTAATGAAAAAAATAGCAAAAAGGGGAGAAAACAATAACAAATCAAAATTAATAATTGACATATCGACTGGAATATATTTTGTAAATATAAGAGAAGCAAGTGAAATGTTAAATGTTAATTATTCAACTTTAAAAAATATGATAAATGGATCAAGTAAAAACAGGACAAATTTAATATATGCCTAAGACTCACACAATTGACTTCGGTCCAGTACCTACAAAGGTGGCAGTAAGTAAAAGAAAAGTTGCTTATATAAGCTATAATACAATATATGGAGGAGCCCATTATTCCGTAAGGAAAAAGGTTGTAGATACTATGAAAGCATTTGCATTTCCTTTGTTTAAAGAACTACCTACAATAAAC